CAAAGAAATCAAATACTAGATACAATATATCAAATAACAGGCATATCAGATATTATTAGAGGTTCTACAAAAGCTAGTGAAACAGCTACAGCACAACAGCTAAAAGCACAGTTTGGTAGTATGCGTATGCGAAAAAAACAATCTGAGATAGCTGAATATATAAGAGATTTATTTAGATTAAAAGCAGAAATTATAGCAGAACATTATGAACCAGAAACTCTAGCTGCTATGACAGCTCTTACTATTACTCCAGAAATGATGCAAATAATGCGTGATGATAAATTAAGAGGATATAGTATAGATATAGAATCAGATGCTACAATTTTTACAGATGAAGAAGAAGAAAAGAAGACTAGAATAGAATTTTTATCATCTTTTGGTGGATATTTACAACAAGCTATAGGTATAGCAAATCAATCACCTGCACTAACACCATTAGCATTTCAAGCATTACGATTTTTAATGGGTGCATGGAAAGTAGGTAGAACTTTTGAGGATGTAATAGATAGAACAGAAGCACAATTAACACAACAAGCTCAACAAGCATTACAAGCTGGTCCACAACCTACGGAAGCTGAAAGAATTGCTGCACAAAAGATGCAAACAGAGATGGCTAAAGAAGAATTAAAACAACAAGGTAAACTAGCAGACATACAAGCAAGAGAAAGAGCTTCTGGCAATAAAGTAGCTACAGAAGCACAATCAAGCCAAGCAAGGTCTAATGCAAAAAAAGAATTAGCATTATTAGAAAGTGATATGAAAATAGCTGAAGAAATGAATAAGGAAGCAAGAGATGAGTTACAGAGATAATTACGATAATATAGATTGGACTAAAAGTAATTATAAAGTAGTAAAAGCTACAAAAAGAACAAAATCACACCAAGTTATGGGTGATATACAAGAATTTGTGTCTCCAATCGACAAATCTGTGATAAGCAGTCGTTCTCAAGTAAGAGAACATGAGAGGAAACACAATGTTAGGCAATGTGGGAACGATTATACAAGTTCTACAAAACCTAAATTTTGGGATAATATGATTAACAATAAAAGAGGATAATATGACAGAAGAAAGCACTCCTAAACAGGAATCAGCACCAGAAAAAGCACCAAATTTAGATGCAGTTTTGGAAGGTGCAATAAATCAAGCACTACCGACTGAAGAAACACCCACACCTGAGGAAGTTAAAAAAGCTCCTCAACCTGACACTCCACAAAAAGTGGATGAAACTAATTCCGAAGAATCTGATTCTGATTCATTAGACCAGGTAGCTCCTGAGAATGAAGAAGAAACCCAAGATTCTACAGAAGAACCTTCTGATGACACTCCAGTCGCAGCAGTTGATGGAAAGGATTCGCAAGAACCTCCACTAGAAGCTCCAAAAAACTGGTCAGAAGATGTAAGAAGCAAGTTCAAGGATTTACCTCGTGATGCACAGGAGTATATGCTAAAACGAGATAAAGAGATGACAGCAGATTACACACGAAAGACGCAAGAAGTAGCCGAACAACGCAAAAGTTTTGAATCATTAGATAAAGTTATAGCTCCAATGAGACAGCAAATTGCAGCAAGTGGTGTAGGAGAAGCCGAATATATCTCCAGATTACTTAATGCAGATATGGCACTCAGAAATAACCCAAAAATGGCAATCAAACAATTAGCACAAGGTTATGGTATTGACCTTTCATCAATCGAAGAAACTGTGGATTGGAATGATTCCGACCCACAAATTACCCAATTAAAACAACAAAATCAAGCAATCCTTGCAGAATTAAATCAGTTTAAACGACAAAATCTGCAATCTGCTAGACAACAAACCGAAGCTCAAATTAATGGCTTTGCTAATACTAAAGATGATAAAGGCAATTTAAAATATCCTCATTTTGATAAATTAAGAGTTAAAATGGGTAATTTAATTGATGCAGGAGAAGCAAAAGGATTAGAAGATGCTTATGCTAAAGCTGTACGATTAGATGATGAATTGTATAAACAATCTTTAGATAATCAAAGAAAAAGTGCAAAAGCCGAAGAAGATGCGAGAAGAAAGGCAGCAGTTGAAAAGGCTAAAAAAGTACGACCTAGAACAGCTACTGCACCACCTTCAGGTTCTGTTAAATCTACAGATTTAGATGCTTTGTTAATGGAATCAATTAGTAAAGCAGGGGTAACTAGATGAGTTGTGGGTTAACATTAACTTATAGAGAGGTATATTATGGCAACTTCGCCTAACAGTACATTTACTGAAATCGTTACTACTACTCTTGCTGGTTATTCAAAAACACTAGCAGACAATGTAACAAACAACAATGCCTTACTTCGTCATATTGATGCAAAAGGCAACAAGCAAGTAGCTACTGGTAGAACCATTGTGCAAGAATTAGAATATGCAACTAACTCAACTGCAAAATGGTATAGTGGTTACGAAGTATTAGACACATCTACATCTAATGTATTCACAGCAGCTGAGTTTAATTATAAGCAATTAGCTGGTAATGTGGTTATATCTGGATTAGAACAGGTCGAAAACTCAGGAAAAGAAGCAATCTTTAACTTGCTTAAATCAAGAGTAAGAAACTTAGAGAAAACATTAAACAATACTATGGCTACATCTTTGTATGCTGATGGTACTGGTACAGATGGTAAAGAACTAGGTGGATTACAGTTGATAGTTCCTGGTACAGTCGGAAACACAGTTGGTGGTATTAACTCTACTACTTACACATTCTGGCAGAACCAAGTGTATGATTTTAGTACCGAAAGTGTTACTCCTAGTGCTACTACTATACAAACAGCTATGAACACACTTTGGTTAAGCACTACAAGAGGAGCTGATGTTCCTGATTGTATCGTGGCAGATACAAATTACTTTAATTTCTATTGGAGTTCTTTACAGACTAACCAAAGATTTACAAGTGATGACAATGCTAGTGCAGGGTTTATGAACTTAATGTTTATGAACGCACCTGTGTTCTTTGATGACCAATGTCCAACTGATAAGATGTATTTCTTAAATACGGACTATTTATTCCTTCGTACAGCTCAAGGTAGAGAATTTTCTCCTTTAGGTGAGAAGGCTTCTGTTAACCAAGATGCTATGGTATTGCCTGTAGTATGGGCAGGAAATATGACCTGTTCAAACAGAGCAAGACAAGGCATCATACAAGCATAATAAGGAGAAAAAATTATGGCTTATATTACTGGAATGGACAAAACTGAAGTTAGTGATACAGCTACATTTATGGTCGGTCAAAAAGGCATGGATGCAGCTGGAAACACCTTCAAGTATGTTCAATACGATACTGGTGCTGGAGGTGTAGCAGCAGTAAGTGGATATGTTGCTTATTACTACGCACCTTCTGGTACATCTGCTGGTGCAGTAAATGTGGTAACAAGTGATTTATCTGATTCTAATGAGGTAGGTGCTGGTGTTTTACAATCTGCTCCAACAGACGGACAATATTGTTGGATACAGATAGGTGGAACAGCAACTCTAACTATTGCATTAACAGCAGGTGCTGATGGAGACCCATTGACACCAACAGGTGCTACTGATGGTACATTAGATGTAACAGCAGCAGCAACTTCACCTGTGTGTGCATTTGCTATAGATGCTTCAGCTAAAATAATTGCTTGTCAATTTGCTGGTTAGAGCATTATAATCGTGGGGGTGCAATTCCCCCACACTAACAGGAGGTTAAGAATGGCAGGAAATAGAAGAGTAACAATATACAGAGATGCTACGGATTCTTTTGATTTAGTAGAAATTAAATTAATAGGAGACCCTAATACTGTAATTTATAAAATGAAAGATAAAGAGGAACAAATTAAACAAGAGTTTCCTAATGAGTACAATGCGTATTACAAAAGAAAAAAACCAGTTAAAAATATAAAAAAAGAAACACCATTAACTAAATTAAAATCATTAAATATAAACAAAAAAAAGTTTTTTGAAATGGAAGGTATTAATTCTGTAGAACAATTAGCAGGATTATCTGATGGTGCTTGTCATGGTTTAGGCAAAGATGTATTAGACCATAGAAAAGAAGCTAAACAATTTTTAGCAGGTGAACATACAAAACCTCAACAACCTGTGGTGGGTGAATGACCTTACTTACAATATGCCAAGATGCTGCTAAAGAGATAGGTGTACCTTCTCCTACAACAGTAATAGGTTCTACAGATACTACTAATATACAATTATTAGCAGCAGCTAATAGAGAAGGTAAAAATTTAGTATCAGGTTATGATTGGCAAGTATTAATTAAAGAAGAACTACATACAACACTTGCAGCAGAAAGTCAAGGAAATATGACAACTATAGCTTCTGACTTTTTACGATTTAGTAATGATACTATGTGGAATAGAACCACAGATAGAAAATATTACGGACCACTAAACAATGCACAATGGCAAAGATTAAAAGCAAGTGTAAGTAGTGGTATAACAAATTATTTTAGAATAAGAGGTGGCAAATTATTATTTAGTCCAACACCTCCTGCTGGAGAAACAGTAGCATTTGAATACATTATCAAAAATTGGGTGGACACTAATGGAGATGGTTCAGCAAATGCAACCAGTTATGCAGCAGATAGTAATACAACAGTATTAGATGAAGATTTAATTACACTTGGTGTAATATGGAGATTTTTAAAACAAAAAGGTTTGCCTTATGATAATCAGTTTCAAGAATACCGATTAAAATTATCAGAAAAGCAATCCAAAGATGGTGCAAAGCAAATCATTCGTATGGCAGGACCAAACAGATTATATTTACCTGTAAACGAACCAGAAGGTAACTTTTCACTATAATGCCTGTTAAAAAAGTAAAGGGTGGTTATAGGTTTGGAACAAAAGGAAAAGTATATAAATCAAAAGGTAAGGCTAAAAAACAAGC